CTGGACTCACTTGGTATGTTATCAACTGAAAAGGAACTTGGTGATATGACGGATGGTAAAGTGGTTCGTGACATGACAAAGGCACAGGTTTTAAAAGGTGCATTTCGTGTTCTCACTTTGATGCTCGCAAAAGCAAATGTCCCATTCATTGTAACGAATCATGTCTATGACCAGATTGGTTCTATGTATCCACAAAAGGTAATGGGTGGTGGTTCTGCTGTTCAGTATGCAGCTTCATCTATTGTGTTCCTGTCCAAAAGAAAAGAGAAAGAAGGAACAGAAGTAATCGGGAACATCATTCACTGCAAGATGCAAAAGTCCAGAATGACTAAAGAAAACAAGATGGTTGACGTTCTGTTGACGTATAAAGATGGACTACATAAGTATTATGGTTTGTTGGAAATGGCAGAAGCTGCAGGAGTGTTCAAGAAGGTTGCAACACGATACGAATTATCAGATGGTACAAAACTTTTTGGAAAACAAATACTCTCAAATCCTGACAAATACTTTACTGAAGAAGTGTTGAATAAGATTGACAATTACACTCAAACGGAGTATACTTATGGAAGAACAAGTGGAGATGACGAAGGAGCAGTTGAAGAGCTCGTATCGTCTGATGAGTGAAGACCCAGAGGGGAAAGATAGACCTTGTGTTTTCATAGAGAAAGGTCCATTTGCAGGAATTACAGTTGCATATGGTAAGTTCCAAATGGCGGATGAAGAGAATGATGATGGTTCTACTAAATGTCGTTTTGAGTATGACATGATTGGTATTCCACCTGACATGATGGACAAAGAGTTTAGTGATGAAGAAGGTGAGAAGTTTGAACGAATGCTCGGAGAAGTATTCATTGACATCTTAGATCAAGAACTTGAAAGACGAAAGGAAGAATCAGAGGATGGAAAAACTAGAAGATACGATTTCAGCAAACCTGTTCTTAACAAGAAAGGCTAAATGGAAAAACTGGAAGACACTATCCTAAGAAACCTAATTTTTGACGAAGATTATACGAGAAAAACACTACCATTTTTTCGTGATGAGTATTTTACGACATTTTCTGATCGCTTGATATTTGAAGAGATACGAAAGTATTTTGACAAGTATACAAAGCAACCATCTATTGAGGCTCTTGGTATTGAGTTAAATGGAAGGAATGACATTGCAGAAGAACAGTTGAAATCTGCAATGGAGTCACTGGAAACAATCGAGAAAGATTACAAAGACGAGACAGTGACAACTGATATGAATTGGTTGATGGAAAAAAGTGAAAAGTTCTGTCAAGATAAAGCACTCTATAATGCGATAATCAATTCGATTGCAATCTTTGATGAAAACAAAACAACAAAAGAAACCAAAGATGCTATTCCTTCCATACTTGCTGATGCACTTGGTGTAAGTTTTGATGTTCATATCGGACACGATTACATTGACAATGCAGATGAACGATTTCAGTTCTATCGTAAGAAAGAAGAAAAGATTCCGTTTGACTTGGAATACTTCAACAAGATTACTACTGGTGGTCTTCCAAGAAAAACGTTGAATGTTGCACTTGCTGGAACTGGTGTTGGTAAGTCGTTGTTTATGTGTCACATGGCTGCAAGTTGTCTTTCTGAAAACAAGAATGTTCTGTATGTCACTCTTGAAATGGCAGAAGAACGAATCGCAGAAAGAATAGATGCAAATCTGATGAATGTGACGATGGACACTCTCAAGGAAATGCCTAAAACATCCTACGAGAAAAAGATTGGAAAACTCAGAGAAAAAATCAAAGGGAAACTGATAATCAAAGAGTATCCAACTGCAACTGCATCCGTGAATAACTTTCGTGCGTTGTTGAACGAACTGAAGATCAAGAGGGGGTTTGTACCAGATATATTATTCATGGACTATCTCAATCTTTGTGTGTCTTCTCGTTATCGCAACAACATCTCTGCCGGTTCTTATTTCGTAGTCAAGGCTATAGCAGAAGAACTCCGTGGTCTTGCAGTTGAAGAGGATATTCCTATTGTCTCTGCAACTCAGTTGAATCGGACAGGGTTTATGTCCTCAGATGTAGGATTGGAAGATACTTCAGAATCATTTGGACTTCCTGCAACTGCTGACTTTATGTTTGCACTTATCTCTACTGAAGAACTTGAGAAACACAATCAAATCAAAGTCAAACAACTCAAAAATCGTTATAATGACCCTGTGAAAAATCGTAACTTTGTGGTTGGTATTGATCGTGCCAAGATGAAGTTGTATGATGTGGAAGAAGATGCACAAAAAGAACTAAATACTGACCCACAAGAGAAACCAGTTTCAAAGTCAAGTGGTGCAATGAGTTGGGACAAATTTCAGAAAGAAAAGAACAAAAAAACTGGTTTAGAAGGTATCAAAGTTACGTGAGTTATAAATATATAAAGAAAACTTTATTTCAAAGAATTTTTATATAAACGAGGATTATAACTATGTCTGCTGCTAGAGAAATTGCCAATCTACGTTCCATTCCTACCAATGGGAACATTTTACTGGATTATACCGCCGGAGATGCACTTGATGGAACAGGAACTTGTAACATCGCTGCAGGACTAAACGCATTAGGTGCAGCTACATCTGGTGACGATAACGTTGCAATAGGACAACTTGCACTTGGTGCAGGAGTCACAACTGGTGCTGTTAATATTGCAATTGGAAAAAATGCAGCAGATGCAATAACTTCTGGTGCTTGTAATATTGCGTTGGGAATAAACGCATTAGGTGCGGCTACTGATAATTGTGATAATATTGCAATCGGAAGATCCGCACTTGCTGTATCAGATGGTGTCGGAGATCATAATATTGGAATCGGTGCGGAAGCATTAGGTGGTGCAGATGTTGCTGGTTCAAATAATATTGCAATCGGAGAAGCTGCAGGAGATGCAATTACTTCTGGTGGTGAAAATATCATAATGGGAAAAAATGCATTTGGTGCTTCTCTAACTGGTTCAAATAATATTGCAATAGGTTGTCTTGCATTAGGTGCTGGTCTTGTTACAGGCACACATAATGTTGTGTTAGGATCAAATGCCGCAGATGCACTCACCTCTGGTGGTGATAATGTTGCTATTGGTAAAGATGCATTAGGTGCTGCAACAACAAATAACAATAATGTTGCAATCGGACAATCTGCATTAGCTGCAACAGATGGTGGTGCAGAACAAAATGTCGCAATAGGCACAAGTGCATTGGGTGGTGCAGATGTTTCTGGTCATAATAATATCGGAATTGGAAATGCGGCAGGAGATGCAATTACTTCTGGTGCTTGTAATATTGCATTGGGACTAAACGCATTAGGTGCTTCTACTACTGGTTGTGATAATGTTGCAATAGGACGCCTCGCACTTGGTGCAGGAGTTACAACTGGTGAGGATAATGTCGCAATCGGTGCAACTGCTGGTGATGCAATAACATCTGGTAGTTTTAATGTTGCTATTGGATTTGATTCCCTTAGTTCAGCTACTGATAATTGTGATAATATTGCAATTGGTCGATCCGCACTTGCTGCATCAGTTAATGATGGAGATGATAATATTGCAATAGGTAGAGCTGCAATGGGTGGTGCAGATGTTTCTGGTGCAAGTAATATCGCAATAGGTAGAGTTGCAGGTGATGCATTAACTTCTGGTGCTTGTAACACAGGAGTAGGTCATGGTGCATTGGGTGCTGTAAATTCTGGTAGTCGTAACGTAGCAATAGGAATGGATGCAGGAGCCGGTGTAACAACTCAAGATTGTACAGTAAATATAGGCCCAGATGCGAACCAAACTACTGCAACTGTTGTTTGTATTACGGGGAGTTGTGTCATGGCAGCACAATTTACTGCAACTTCTGATTGTCGTTCTAAACAAGACATAAAAGACCTATCATACGGATTAAATTTTATTAATCTTTTAAGACCAGTTTCTTATAAATGGAAACCTCAAGCAGATAAACTGGACAAAGAAGGAAATTTAATTGAAAAAGGAGAAAGAAGCCACACTCATCAAAGGACTATGTTTGGACTTCTTGGACAACAAGTGAAAGAGACAATGGGTAAGTTAGGATTGGGTTACAATGATTTTTCTGGATTTTCCGATCAAGAGTACGAAAACAAAGACAATCCAGATTGGAATCCATCTTATACGATGGAAAATAAAACAATTCAGTTGACATACGATGATTTCATTGCACCTCTCATCAAATCGGTGCAAGAATTATCTGCTGAGGTTGACTCTCTGAAGAAACAGCTAAAGACATCATAGATATATAATTTTTTTATTATTACAAACTGAAACATACAAAAACTGAATGAACACATATATTATTGAAGGCGGTATTGGAAAACAAGTCGCCTTCACAGCGATTATAGATGCACTTGTGAAAAAGGACAAAGAAAAGATACAAGTTCATTCTCCTTACGTAGACATTTTCGGTGGAAACACC